TTCCATTGTTGTTGTTAGTCGTTACTGATTACACAAAGCGAATGTGTGTGCGTTCCTTCAAGGCCTTGTCGAGCGGAAACAGCATCGAAGCCTCCGTTACAGTGCCCCTCACAAGCAGCCCACAGCTCTGGTTGGCAACGGTGAGGTTTACTTTGTTCTTTGTCAGAAACACCTCACTCTTCTTGTCGCCATACTTGGGCACTGCGCTACCTGCGCCCTGTTTGTCCTTGGCCAACACAAGCACATCACCCTTTGCGGCGGCGCCAATGGTAGCGGCTAGTGTGATAAGGTCGAACTTCGGGTCGCTCTTATCGATCTCCGTGATCACGTCGGAAGCCTTGTCAAACGCGCCTCCGAGGGTTACGGCGTCGCCCACGGCAAAGAGGTGCTTCTTCTCCACCTTGTACTTCTCGGTCGAGGCAGCCTCATAGACGCGCGCAGTTTTGATCACATGGTAGACACCCGTTTCTGAGTCTTTCACCACGGGAGTAAGCGGAGGCAATTCATCCAACGTCTTGCCGGAGAAGAGAGCCGCTCGAAGCTCGCTACGATCTATCGTTCCGCCGCCGACGACGTCTTCCAGCTCCTTCACGATGCCGGGCTTGTACTGAAATTCTCGCTCTTGACTTAAAAATGGCATAATGTCTTACTGTTAAATTGTTAGTTGTGATTCGTTTATTCAGCGCCCGCATTGAACGTCGCTGTACCTCTTTCAGCACTCTGAGCCGTGGCCTGACTCATGAAGTTTGCCCAGTCTTCAGCTGTGCGCGCCGTGCTTTCCACAGGCATGGAACGCATACCGCCTGAGGCTACGTTTTGATTGATGGCTTCTTGCCGAATGGCGGTGAGCTCATCTCCGAGCGTCTTCACTTGCTCTTCGATTGAAGCCTCTGCGGATGTATTGATCCGCGAAATCCACGTTTCCGGTAAACCGGCTTTCTGAATGGCTGCTTTCGCCTCTGAAAGGCGCGCGGCGTTGGCAGCTTCTGCCTCCGATTTAGTGATCCTCGATCGGATCTCTTGCAGCTGCTTATTCAGCTCTGCCAGCTCTGCGTTAGCTCCGGTTGGAATGGTGTCTCCGAGCGGCTTCGGCGGGATAGGTTGCGTGGGATTCGGTGCGATGGGTTTGCCGTCTTTCAGGCCGTGCGCCTTTTCGTACTCCGCAATGGCTGCTTTGCGAGCCTCCTCTGCTTTCTCTTTAGCCGTCTTGTTGGCCTCTTCGATGGCTGGGAGCATGTACTCCTTGAAGGCTTTCACAGCGGTTGCGACGCCGTCCACGGCGTTCACACCAAAAGCCTTCTGCACTCTTTCGGCGTGGCTCTCGCTTACGCCTTGTTCTTTGAGCGCCTTTTTGATTGCTTCAATTACTGTCATCTGTGAGTGTTCTCTCTTTAGTTGCTGTGATTGTTGAATAGATGGTATTGCAATGCAGTCCTACTCTTTCCCAAGAGCGGCTGTGTTGTTTGTCTAATTGTTCTACGAATGCAAAGATTGTATGCCACGTCTGCAATATCAGCATGTCTGGTAAACTTTTTTTGTGCCCCGGCCCTTCAGATTCTTATTCCCCCTCTGCGACAGCTCGCTAACCAAGCTGTTGGAGTGGTTACGAAACCGTTTGAGCGACTCCGGGCGGCTCTTGCTTTATATGCGCGCAGAGTGACTGGAACACCTTTCCAACATCTCAACATATTCTATCTCAGGCTGCTTCTTATTTGCAGACTAAATCCGTATCGAGCGACCCATCGCGTCTTTCGGCTTACAGATCAGCAGACTACAACCTGAATCTTATTTGCAGGCTAAATCCTTCTACCGATCATTCCGAGGAGACACTCGATATGATCTGCCCCGCGACGCTACCTTTGTCCAAATTAAACAGCATCCAACTATGAGCAAAGAAGAATTGATCAAGCAATGCCTTTACTACAACGGCGAATCCGAATGCCCTGCAGGAACGATCAGCGGCTTTTGGCTGTGGGAAAAGTGCTGGGTGGAATATGAATTGACCGGCATAGACAATACCCCCTACAGGTATCCTCGTGTATGCAACGGTGCAGTTGCTACGCCTATCCCCGATGGAGTAAAGACGCCTACCCGGTTGTTAACTATTCTATTCCAGCATTACCTAGCAAGCCACAGAGTGCTCCCGGGGAAAGAGTCGGAAATGGACCACAAAGACGAGTTCTTCCGCTATCTGTATCGATACTACAGCAAATCAAAGAAGGTCGCAATCAATGACGATCAGTTCGTTACTGTCGTAAGGGCGCACCAAAGACCGAGCCGATACGAGTTTAAGTCTTGACCCTCGCGGAAGAATAACCTCACTCTCCGGCTTGTTGTGTGTGACAAAGGCGTGCGCACCTTTTTTTGCTCTGATGTTGATTCTCACATTACGGGTCTCACTAAATACATTCCATCCTTCTACGCAGCTTGTTGACTTAAATCCCGGGTCAGATAAGACTGTTCCAGCCTTGCTGTTCAAGTAATCCACGATCTCACTTGTAGCCCTGCTATTGCAGCCAAGGAATTTGATATACGCATCATCCTCATATCTATAAAGGAGGGCTCCTTTAGGGAGTGTATTATCCTCTATTATTACGTCCAACGTCCTTACCGTTCTCCGGTTATCCCCCTTAAGGGGAACGCCTTTCCTGAGGTCTTTGTTTATGTAGCTTGAGTTCCACGTCTGGATATATCCGAGTGGGTGCCCTCTGCGGCGTTCACGCCTCCAAACCTGCACATACTGTTCCTCTGTTATTCGCACGTTCGATACAGCTTTCGCGTAATCATCCCAAGTCCAATGCGGATAAAGCCGGTTTAGCTCCATCCTCTCCTCCCACGCCTTCTTTACCTCGATCTTATGACGGAGGCGAGCCATCAGCGCGTCTACCTCCGAAGGATCTGCGCCGGCCGCTATTCGGCCGCTCACTTTGCCTCCGAGGAGCGTAATGGAAGGCACGTCGGCAAAATCAGCCGCAATGGCTTCAAGTGCTGCGGCATGTCGGTTGGTAGACACGCGCGTGTTCCATCGCCTTTGTATGTCCTCCTTTTGCCACGCAGTCTTTTCTGGTCGAGAAGGTTTGGCTGGTGCGCCACCCCCTGACACGTTCGCAGCGGCCTCCTTGTCGAAGAAGGGCACATTGTGCAGGTATGAGTAGGAGGTGCGATAAGAGGGGTGCTGTTCGACGTACTCAAGAGCACTGGCGGGCATGTCACGCAGTACGCGTCCGGCAGACATGCGACCTGTCACAAGGTAGTCCGTAAACTCCTGTCCGCTGAGCATGACCGGCGTAGCGTGGCAGATGCAGAACGGATGCCAGGGGAGGAACTTGAACCCTTTCGGGTACGTGCCCTTCATGGCGTCGCACACCGGGCAAGGCTTAGCCGATGTGCCCGATCGCTCCACCTTTACGCCTAAGACGAAGTCCAACGACTGCCAACGCTGATGGTCGGATTCGTGGTAGGCAATGTTCGTCTCCGTGGCGCCCACACGCAGGGCATTCATGTAACTGGATCGGTAGACGCCGCGCCCGGGGTGATAGTCTTTCATAGGCTGCGACATGACCAGCTTACCATCGGCATTACGCACACGTCGGAAACGCTTGTCCGGCTCCTTGAGGATGTAGCGAATATCCTGCGACAAAAGCGTGGCTGGACGCCCCTCTGCAATGCCAGATGCGAGATAGAACTCCATGTTTTCCCGTGCACCCTCGACCACACTCCAGATGCGATCTGAGAGGTGCATTCCCGCATGTTTACGCTGCATGAAGGCGCGTAGCCCCTCGGCGTTGCGGGTAAACATGCCGCGGCGAAAAGTTTCCGAGAGAGGGATGTCAGCAATGAAGTCCCGGATCATTTCGTCAACCTTTCGGTTCGAGTCCTCCCACGCAGCACGGGTATTGGCGTCTATGTTGGCCACGAGATCAGTGTGCAACTGGTCGAGGAGCTTCTCGATGCGCTTTTCGGCCACGCGGTTATGCAGCCACACGTCGGACGGGTGAATGACGCCCGGTGCGGCCTTGGGCGTCCACCGTTCGAGCTGTGCGCCAGCTTCGCGCGCAAAGCGATCAAAGATGCGTTTTATGTCTTCTTGCTGAGCTGCGAGCCGGAGTATGTGTTTGCGGTCGGAGAAATGCACGGCTGGTGGGGTGGTAGTGATAAAATAAGCGGGGCGCCCCTACGCGTAAAGAAGGAGCGCCCCGTGCTGCGATTAGTTAGGAGATGGCCGCGATCTGGTTCAGCTCCACCCAATACGGATTCCCGTTTTTGTGGTGGCTGATCTGCCGTTTGGCAAAGTCGACGGCCGTCACGGTGACCTTTTGCCCATTCATCAGACGCGCTTCGGAGCGGCGTGTGAAGGCCAGCGCGTCGAACGCCTCCGCGGTAAGGGGGAGCGGACCTTGCACAAGCGTAGGCTGGGGGGCTACGAGCCCCGGCGAAGTTTGGCCGGGTACCCGTGGACGGATCGGGGGCACCACAGGCGGCTCGATCGGCGTGGGGTTCTGTGGCGGGATGGGACGGGCTTTGCGCTCGAAGTCGGGCGTGTAGGTCACGTTCGGGTCGCCGCCGGCCATGTAAAG